AACCGTGTCATCGCCGAACCCTACTACGGCTTTGATTTGAGTTTCTACAATGCCTAAGCCCAATGGACGCCCGCCCAAGTATCCGTGGCGCACCATCGAGATCGGAGAATCCTTCTTCGCTCCCGGTCGGAGTTCCAAATCGCTCCAGCACGATGCCGCCCGCTACTACCGCCCACGCCGTTACACTTGCCGCAAGATCAGCCTCAAAGGCATTATCGGCACCAAAGTCACGAGGACCGAATGACCGACTTCGCCGTCAAAGTCACCGTTCGCAACGCCCGCATCCTCCGCGCCATGAAAGCCGCAGGATTCAACAGTCAGGCCGACCTCGCCCGATTCATCGGAACCGAGCCAGGCCGCGTTGGCGAACTCCTCAACTTCAAGCGCAAGCCCATCGCCAACGGTGACTGGTCATCCCTCGCAATGGACATATCCTCCGCACTCCGCACCGAGCCGGAAGAACTCTGGCCGCACCACATGCGAGACCTGCTCACCGCCCGCAACTCCATCGAGGCAGAGATCGACGCAGAGCAACTCGCCCAGATCGCCGCACCGTCGAGCCTGGAAGTGGACAAGCCGCTCCTCGCCAAGCTCGTCGCTGCCATCACCCACCCAAAGCGCCGAGCCATGATCGAGGCCCGCTTCGGCCTCACCGGAGAACCGGAACAGACGCTCGAAGAGATCGCCAAGGACTATGGCGTCACGAGAGAGCGCATCCGGCAGAACGAATTGAAGGCCATCCGCGAGATGCGGGAACAGGCTAGACGCATGGGCATTGAAGTGCCAAAGCATCCATATCGGTATTAAGGAGGAAAAATGAGCACCACATATCAAGACTTTCTGGCGTCAAAAGCGCCACGAGCAAAATCATCCGGATTTGAACCAAAATCACTCCCAGATCATCTGTTCGACTTCCAGAAGGAATGCGTTGCATTCTGCCTTCGCAAAGGGCGCGCTGGCCTTTATCTTGATACCGGCCTCGGCAAGACGCGATGCCAACTCGAATGGGCCGCACAGTCTGCGGATCAATCAAACGGCAAGGCGCTTATCCTGACGCCTCTTGCAGTGGCAAAGCAGATCGAACGCGAAGCCCGTTCACTAGGCTACGAAGCCCGCGTGATACGCGATCAGTCGGAAGCCCGCGACGGCATTAACATCTGCAATTATGATCGCATCGACAAGCTGGACGTGAACGAATTCGGCGCAGTCAGCCTGGATGAAAGCTCTATCCTAAAATCATTCAATGGCAAAACATGCGATGCACTCATCTCCGCGTTTGCAGGGCATCGCTTCCGCCTTTCAGCAACTGCCACGCCAGCACCTAACGATCACATGGAACTCGGAAATCAATCTGCATTCCTCGGCATCATGCCAGCGAACGAAATGCTCATGCGCTGGTTCATCAATGATACCAAGGAAGCATCGCAGCAATGGAGGCTCAAGCGTCACGCGGCAGATGATTTCTGGGACTGGATGGCATCATGGTCTAGAATGGCTCAATCTCCAGAAGACTTGGGATTTGACGGTTCCCGATATGTGCTGCCGCCGCTGAACGTGATCCGGCACAAAGCCGCCGGATCAAATATCAAACCGATGGACGGATCACTTTTCATCTCAGATGTCAGCGCAACCAATATGCACGACATCAAGCGCCAGACCGCAACAGCACGCGCTGAACTAATCGCTTCACTTGCAGACAATCCCGATCCATTCATCATCTGGACCGACACAGACTACGAAGCCGATGCCGTCAAGGCCGTCATGCCAGATGCCGTCGAAGTGCGTGGATCAATGCCAATCGAACGGAAAGAAGAAAACCTCGAAGCATTCGCACTCGGTCATGCCCGCGTCATCATTACCAAGCCGTCCGTTGCGGGCTTTGGTCTCAACTGGCAGCACGCTCCAAACATGGGATTTGTCGGCAGATCATTTTCATATGAGGCTTGGTATCAAGCCGTTCGTAGATCATGGCGTTTCGGTCAAACAAAGCCCGTCAATGTTCACATCGCAGTAGCAGAAGGAGAAGATCAGATCGGACGTGTCATCGACCGCAAGGCATCAGACCATGACGCCATGCGAACCGCAATGGCAACAGCAATGCGCCGCGCAGTCAACCGCGCCGACGCCAATAAAGTAACATACAATCCAACATACATCGGGAGATTTCCGTCATGGCTCAACAATTCCGCGCACTGAACCAAGCATCAGGCGAAACATACACTGCAATCAATGGCGATTGTGTTGACGTTGTGCGCCAGATACCAGACCACTCAATCGGCTTCTCTGTCTATTCGCCGCCATTCGGTGATCTGTTTATATACTCAGACAGCGAATGCGATATGGGCAATTCGTCTTCAGATGGCGAGTTCTTCGATCACTATGAGTTTTTGATTGAGGAAATGGCCCGCGTCATGAAGCCGGGGCGGCTGGTTGCCGTCCATTGTTCTGATCTCCCATATCGCAAGTGGAAGGATGGCAAACTCGGCATCAAGGACTTTTCGGGCGACATCATCCGCGCCCATGAGCGCCACGGCTTTACACTGCATAGCCGCGTGACCATCTGGAAGTGCCCAGTGGTCGAGATGACACGAACCAAGGCGTTGGGGCTCCTCTACAAGCAACTTCAGAAGGACAGCAGCAAGAGCCGCACGGGGATGCCTGATTACCTTCTCGTATTCCGCGCACCAGGCGAAAATGCCGAACCAATTACTCATACACCGGAGAACTTCCCCGTCGATCAATGGCAGCAATGGGCATCTCCCGTCTGGATGGATATTCAGCAGACGAACACGTTGAACGTTCGCATGGCGAAAGAGAACAAGGATGAGAAGCACCTTTGCCCGCTGCAACTGGATTTGATCGAGCGGGCGTTGATACTTTGGAGCAACCCAGGCGACATCGTGTTGTCGCCATTCATGGGCATCGGATCTGAAGGATTCATGTCCGTCAAGCTACGCCGCAAGTTCATAGGAACTGAACTAAAGGAATCTTACTGGAAACAGGCGTGCAAGAATATCGCTTCCGTCGAAGCTCAGTCCGCATCACTCTTTGATTTTGGAGACGCTGCATGACCATCGAATGGGCCAGAGAAGAATTGCAGATCAGACGCCAAGAAGAACGCGACGCAGAAGAAGTTGGAACATGGGAAGCATTCGCAGCAATGAAACGCCGCAGATCATACAGACGGAAGGATATGGGATACAGCCGAACCAAAGCCAGAGCATGGCTCGAATTGGCCGAATTGGAACTGTCGAGGAAAAACAATACGACTGGGAACGCGACGCAATCGCATGCTATACACTGGCAATACGCATGATCGCACTCCGCATCGGATCTCGACAATTCCAGACTATTCCGGAAATGTATTGGCAAGAACAACATGGCGTAATACCATAATCGAACCAGCGATGACATACTCCCCATCGCAGCAAACTGGCCCCGCCCTTGTGGTGGGGCTTTTTTTGCTCTATATTGCGCCGCATGACACCAGACGAACTCATCCAATGGCGTACCTCGGTCGCCCTATCGAAGCGCAAGGCCGCACAGGCCCTCGGCCTCGCCCGCAATACGTTCCGAGCCTATGAAACCGGCAAGCAGCCGATCCCGCGATATATCGAACTTGCCGTTAAGGCAGTTCCACCTAGCCTCAAAACAGGCTAAAAATGCCAACGCCGCCCCCTCCGGTTCATTCTCGGTTCAAGAAAGGTAAGTCTGGTAATCCAGGCGGGATCACATCTGAACAGCGCAAGGCCGAAATCCGCAACGCCGAACTGGCAACCAAGATCAGGACGCGGCTTCTCGAAGCCGTTCAAGCAACGCTCCAAGATGACACATCAACTGCTGCCGCTCTTGAACGCATCGAGGGCAACATCCTAAAGCTGATCAAGGAAAGCGAAGATCGTGGCCTAGGTATGCCAAAGGCTTCGGTCGATCTGACTAGCGAAGACGGCACCATGACGCCGCGTCCGTCCCTCGATGTATCTGTCCTATCGACTGAGACGCTGGCCGAAATCATGCGGGCTGCGGATGCACAATCTAAACGGCGCTGACCTTGCGGCGGTTGAGAAGGAACTATGCCGCAGGTCACTCGTTCACTTCGCACAACGTGCATGGCACATCCTTGAACCATCAACGCCTCTCAAATGGGGCTGGCCGCTCGATGCTATATGCGAACACCTTGAAGCCGTGACGCATGGCGAGATCAGGCGGTTGCTCATGAACGTCCCGCCAGGATCAATGAAGTCACTTCTCACCGGCGTGATCTGGCCCGCATGGGAATGGGGGCCGCGCGACATGCAGGAACTGCGATACCTCGGCACCGCGCATAAACAAGAACTCGCTATTCGTGACAACCTCAAGTGCCGCCGCCTCATCCAGTCGCAGTGGTATCAATCACTTTGGCCTCTTGAGTTAACTGGTGATCAAAACGCCAAGACCAAGTTTGAGAACACACGCACTGGTTTTCGCGAAGCAATGGCATTCGAGAGCATGACCGGCTCACGCGGAGACCGTGTGCTTATAGACGATCCGCATTCCGTCGATGATGCCAACAGTCCAGCCAAGTTAAAGGGCGGCATCACGACATTCCGCGAAGCGTTGCCGTCTCGCGTCAACAATGAACAATCCGCAATCGTCATCATCATGCAGCGGTTGAACGAAGGCGATGTTTCAGCCGTGGCGCTCGATCTAGGATATGATCATCTGTGCATCCCGATGCGACACGAGCCAGATCGCGCGAAAACCACAAGCATCGGATGGACGGACCCGCGCAAGGTCGAAGGCGAATTGATGTTTCCTGATCGTTTTCCTGAGGAACAAGTTCAAGAACTTGAGCACTCGCTAGGCACCTATGCCGTGGCCGGTCAACTTCAACAACGCCCCTCACCCATCGGCGGCGGCATCTTCAAGGACGAATGGTGGCGGTTCTATGATGCCATGCCGCCGCTCAAGTGGCGGGCGATCTATGCCGACACCGCACAAAAGACAAAGGAGCAGAATGACTATTCCGTCTTTCAATGCTGGGGCCAAACGCAAACCGGACAGATCGTGCTGCTCGATATGGCACGCGGCAAGTGGGAGGCTCCAGAACTTGAGACGATGGCTAGGGCATTTTGGAATAAACATAAGGCAGCATCGGACAAGGGGCCGCTTCGAGCCTTCAAAGTCGAAGACAAGGTAAGCGGCACCGGCCTGATCCAGAAGCTGAAACGCGAGGGCATTCCGATCATTCCAATCCAACGAAACGTGGACAAGATCACCCGCGCATTCGATGCCGCGCCCTATGTTCAATCGGGCAATGTCTACATCATGTCCAATATTGATCACCTGGCCGATTTCATGTCCGAGGCGTCCGTCTTTCCTAACGGCACGCATGATGATATGATAGACGCCGCAATGAGTGCAATTTCCGATATGACCGCGCCGCAGTCTGCTCCTGCGGTTCGCGCCTTGTGAGGTT